AGATACATAATACGGCTATCGCTTTTGGGGGTAAGAATTGACTCTGCTTCCGTGCATAATTGAAGAAGTTTTTCACGCATTAGCTCCGTCATGGAATTGCCGGGGACTTCTATATCGTCCAAGATCATCAAATCTGCGCGGCTTCCGGTCAACTGTCCAGTTATGCCCACCGACTTTACGCTTGGGGCTTGGTGTGGAGAACAGTTTACGTCGAAGCTGATGCGACTCCAACGAGAGTCTTCCGCTTTCGGTTTGAGATGATTTAGCCATGGAGTTTCAATAATAAGTTTCTGTAAAAAGATTGACATGTTGTCTGCTCTCTCTTTGGAGGCAGAGATAATCATTATTTTTCTTTCTGAGTCTTTAAATAGTGTCCATAACACAAAAGCGCCAGTAATCCAAGATTTACCAACACCTCTAAAGGCTTGGATCTGTAATCTTTTTGGTCCATGTTGGAGATAGTCGGCTATAGCATACTGAGCTCTTGTAGGTGGTGGGAGGTCAAGTTGCTCCCACAAAGCTTGTAGGAATAATTTGAAGTCGTCTTGAAGGGACTGTATTATATTTTCCAATGGTCTCCCATACCACTTGATTTAATTTTTAATAAGTCAGCTGGATTAATGCCCAACCTTTTCAGTTCTTTTTTCATAGTATCATTCATGATAATACCTTTTGGCTTCTTCTTGCCCATTTAAATCGCCTCCAAGGGGGTTGTAATGTGTTTCATAGGTTATCGTACTCTAAGGGTGTTAAAACACCTTCCTGGGTATACCAAGGCTTACTAGTGAACATATTTACATACTCTTCTTCTTGTTCTTTAGATGGTTTCCAGAAGGCTTCCATCTGTTTCTTTTGTTCTATATCTCTTTTAGCCCCAGATCTGCCTCTTATCTTAGGTAAATTCTTATCTTGGAATGTATCAGAAGCGTACTTTTTAATCTCTTTTCGTTTTTCATGTAATGTAGCACCTATATCAGCACCACTACCTGCAAGTGCTATACCTTCTCCAATTGGTACTAAACCTAAACTAGTTCCTCCTGTAGCTGGAGCAGCAAGAATACCACCAGCTGATATTAATTCACCGCCAGTCTCAACGATACTACCACCTGCTTTTAGTATATTATGTTTAGTAGGGTTAATAGCAGCTGCTTTAACATTATCAAAAGCACCCCAACCAGCAAAACCAGCACCTACTATAGGAAGTGTAGCGCCTAATTTCTTACCGCCCCAAGATGCTTTTTTAACTTCTGCTATTCTAATATCATTTATCCATTGGTTAACGGTAGATGTACCTTTATCAGTAACACCATACTGTTCTTGAAAGAATTTACCTACTTTAGATTCAGGTAATATATCACCTTTAGCAGGATTAGCCATCATAGCTATTCTGGTCAACTCATCACGTATAGGACCAGTATTCTCCATCATTAACTGTAAAGCATCCCAACGTGTTAGACCTTTAGTAACACCTCCTGGTACATACTTAAACGCTTTACCTTTAAGACTACCTTTACCTAAAATCTTACCAGTATCTTCTATATATTTCCTTTCTAAAGGTAATTTACTTATATATTCATCAGTAGGTAATCCATGTACAGTACCTTGTGTCTTAGCATATCCAATAGGACTACCACCTTTTGCTGTTCTAGTAAGTCCTTGTTCATATTCTAATTGGTGTACATTAGGATTGCCAGTACCTTGAGCTACATGCTGTGCTTCTGTAAGCATTCTATAAGCTTCTTCTGTATTACCTGCAAACCATTTAGAAGTCTTAAAGTGATTCCGTCCAGATTCTACTGCCTTTCTTGCCCATTTATTTGCTTTTGAACCTTTTGGTGACATAAGTCCTTGGACTATATCATCAATATAAGGTCCAAACTCAGCACCTCCAAACATATGATGAGCTGTTCGTTTGCCTCTACCAGCAGCTTCAGCTAATTTTGATGCTTTAGTTATATCCATTTTTGTGCCAGAAAACATATAAGTTAAAACTTCTTCACGGTTTTTTCTGACTAACTTTCTAAGATCACCTTTACCGTCATCAAGTGTATTTGTCCAGTTATCTATTTTTTTACCAGTTCTCGGATGTTTTCTATTACTTTGATTAGGTTTTATTTTAAACCCTTCTTCAGTATATAGCACACCTACTTTATTATAGAACCTATATTTATCAGGTTTACTTAGTATACCATTCTTTGCATATTTCGTGTGCCATTGATGCCATGCCTCAGCGTATTCTTTGGGAGTACCATTAAAGGTACTTGTCATCTTTTTCTTTATACTTAAATCAGGTATTGCCATAATCTACCCCGTGTAGAACCGAGACCATAGGTCTTCATTACCAGAAGATACATTAGGCCTATTCTGTGCAGGTAGTATCTGTTTACCAGCATGTGGATCTAGTAGCTTACCAAGCATAACCTTAGCTGCTTTAATAGCCAAACTTACTCCCATAGCACTTGTTCCTGCTGCTCCAGCTCCTGCGTCTGCTCCAGCTCCTGCGCCTGCACCAAATGATACTGGATTTGTTGCCGCTGCTCCTGGAGTAAATGCATTAGAAGCAGTCCCTAAATTAGCAAAGCTTTGATTTTTAAATAGACTTTCTGTTGGGATGGGGAAAGAACCTATATTTCCAAAGGTTTTACCTAGGTCCGCTGGGTTCATACCTGACAAAGGAAGGTTCCAACCTTGATTACTCACTGTTTTAGCAATCTGTCCTTGATTTGGTAGTAAACCTTCCTGATTAGCCTTCATTAATCTAATAGAATTCCTAGGCGCAGTCCATCTACCAACACCTTGATTATAATGTAAACCGCTGGTCATACGTCTTACTTCTGAAGGGGTGAACTTAGCCGCTGCAGTTGATACTTTATCTACCACTTTTGAAGCATTTTGTCTCTGTTGTAAATCTTCGGTTATTACATCTCGTTCTAAACTATTAACATTCTTAACTCCTATTCTATTTTGCTGCCGTTCAGTTAAATCTCTATTAAGGTTATTTAATTGCTGTATTTTTGGACTTAATGGTTGACCTAAAGCTTTCTGAACTGCTAGTTCATCAGCCTTCATAAGTTTCTCTGCTTGTAGATTAGTAATACGATTACCTTTACCACCTAAGTCTTTTATCTGATCTGGATTAAGTAGTGACCAATCTTTTTCCCAGCTACCTATTCTTCTCGATTCTTTCAATAGAGAACGCATATTCTCTGGCCCACCAACGGTTTTAACTGGTGTTTTTGAAGAGGGGAAGTCTGGCTGCTTGACAAACCAACGTTGTGAATGTCTTTGTGCTGCCTGTTTCTGACTAATTTCTTTCCATATTTTACGCTCTTCCGTTGCATTTAAATTTTTAGGCAGCAACTTTTTAATAACTTTAGATCTAGGATCTAGCCAGCCTTCTTGACCAGCTACTGTACCCCATTCTAAACCGAGAGGATGTCTAAACATTACGCTTTCCCCCTGTTCCTTGCTCTGTTTTTACTTTGTCCTTCGAGTTTGGTGCCGCCGCCTTTTTTATGGGAGACGTCCATGTTATCACCATTGCCATAAGTACCTCGTTTACGATTTTCAGCGTTAAGTGAAGCTCGTTTTTTCTTTTGAGCTGGTTTCTTATTATATTCACGCTGGTATTCTTGCTTAATCTTAAGCGAATCAGCGTTAGTTCTATAGTAATTAGTACTTTTGCTTGCCATAAAGCCTCGTTTTAACTAGTTCAGGGTCTACTTTCGGCATTATTTTGTTTAATTTATCAAGTGGGTTACCATTATAAGCGATACCAGTGACATCATTTGTCTTCAGCCAGTCACAAGCTGCTTTAAGTTCATGGGCAGAAGCCTCACCACTCTTAACTCTCTTAAGGAATTCTTTAGTGACGAGGTTATGAAGCTCATTAAAGTTTTCTTCAGTTGCCTTTTTCATCGAGTAATTTTTCTCTTATCAATTTTACAGCTTGGTCATCTACTTTATTATCAGTTCTAGCTGCACAAACGGCTAATAGGTCGACTATTAGATTTTTAACTGCAGAAGTTTGGACAAAAGCGATTAGTAGTGGTTTAATTAGGGTGATCATCATGATTAGTGGGGTTTACTTTTACTTTAATTGGTTGTAAGACTATAGGTACGACATCATGGCATAAATGCTCGAAGTCAGACCCTGCACGTAAGGTAAAACCTTTCTTCATGAGGGTTGCACAGCGATCTACACGTGTGAGTTCGTATTCTAGTCTAAGTGTTTCTTCTAGCCGCTTAGACATAGCCTTACATTGTTCTGTTAAGCTACCGTTTAGAGGCACCATGAAGTTTAATTGTGCTCCATAGTTCCATCCTCTAGCGTAGCTTTCAGGATCGTAAGGTTTATTTTCACTAGCAAGCCAGAAAGGGGAGAACGTCATAGTAGGTCCATTACAGGCTACCTGTTGTTTCCCCATTGTCTGTCTACTTGGTGCACCATTATTCTGGAATTGCACTGCTTGGTTGGTCACATTGCCAGTAGCAGTACTACTAGGTGATGCATTATGATACGTATCATCCTCAGCTCTAACAGGTAAACCTATTGTGAGAAGGTAGACAAGGATGTAGTAGTAGCATTGGTAGTTATAGTTCTTGTTATGTCTATTTGTTCTACCAATGCGTCCGTTGCTCGGGAGACTGTCTCTATCTGGAAGTCTGCCCCAGCGTTTGTTACTGCAAAGGTTGTGTTGGAATCTCTTATAGCCCCTGAAGGGGTTACGTTTGAACCACTCCAGTGCTTGTATTCGCCGCCATACACTTTTTGCGTCACGGTCTCGTTTACCGTTTGAGTTGTGGTGGTAGTTGCGTTCATACTGCCCTGGGTGAATTGGGGAGTAATTGTATTTGCTCTTGCCACGGAGGGGGATAACAGTGCTAAGAGAATTAACCATCGTTTCATTCGTCTTTCTTTTTAGCCATAGGACAATTTACGGGTGTATTATTTCCTTTACCTTTAGAATTACTAGTAGACAAGCCAAAAGTGGCCAATGCACCAGTAAACACGCTGGCAACGAACGTGATATCGCCACTAGAACCCTTCTTAATCATCGGGAGTTCAACGTAATTTAAGGTTATGATAAATCCTGCCCAGACTACAACCCCTAACCTTACAAAGGTTCCTAGGATCTGTATCTGAGCTTCATTATCTTCTGTTGCATCTTTCAGCTTACTCAGAAGGTTCTTTGGTTTTGGTGTCTCCATTGGTGAATTTCTTTTGTATTCGTTTTGCAAGCTGCATAAAGATAGGTTTGAATACCTTTACGCATTGCTTAAAAAGACTGGTGGCTGTCAATGTTGCCGCAACCGAGATAGCAGCAGTCGTAGCTGCTGTAACCATTATCTCTTCTTCTGGTACCGGCATCCTATAGTTAGTAAAAGGTATCTCTACTTTCTTTGGCTGTGGTTTATTAGCGTTAGCA